GACGCAGTGTAGCTGGACCAGTTCGTCGTGCGGTAGCGGGCGGGTGATGGCTTGCTCATGCAGTCGGTCTAACCGCATGGATTCGCAATGTGAATCCTCGATGATCAGAGTTGTGCAACAACGCCTATCCTACGCCAAGGCAATTACTCCAAAAGGTTGAGACCGAAGGTATATGCTTGGACGCTTTCTCGTAACTCGAATGTCGCATGCACGTGCTCTACTTTCTTCGCTTCTCGCTGACTGACCAGATTGCGGACCCGATGGTCAGCAGTGCCCCGATCACCGGCTCGATTTCGGATGCCTCGACGAGGCCCTTGGCGACCAACGCGGTGCCAGCGATGGTTAGTATTTGACGCACGATCGCGAGGATTGCAGGTTTAAGCATGTTGGTCTCCTATTCACATCTCATTGGTGGTTGCTGAGAATTCACCTGGCTTCATGGTTGGCAGGGCTTGCAGGCGCGGCGGGTACGTTGCGGGCCAGCGCGCACCAAGGAGGCGTGACTTGGCGATCCGGTCGATCGTGACAGCGTCGGATTGGTTGCCTCCGAGCACGTAGAAATGCGTGTCGTCCTGGCCGATCGCGAATCCCACATGGCCGCCGGACCCTCGCTCGAACACCAAGACAGCACCGGTGATCGGCTGAACCTCGCGCCCAAACAGCAGCCAGTTTCGTGCCCAATAGGGATTGGTGCCTAGCGCGCCGAGCAGCGGCTCATCGGGCAGGCCCATGCGGATGCAGGTTTCCACGAAATCTCCGCACCACGGGTTCTTGGACGGATCGCCCAGAGACCGGCCATCGCGCTTTAGCCAATCCATCAGCCAGGATCGATCGCGAGCCTCATGACGGCCGAGCGCGGATTTGGCTTCGGTGATCCAGGGCAAGGGGCCCGGTGGGGCGACAGATGACGCGCGGCTGTTCGCCGCCAGCAATGCTTTCATCGCTCGGGCGGTGCGCAGGCCCCAGAGGCCGTCTATGGCGCCCGGGGAATGGCCGAGTTTGTCGAGACCGCTCTGGATCAGGCGGAGAGGTTCACGGGTATCGATTGGCATGGGGAGGCTCCTTTCGCCCGGCGTCGGGCATAAAAAAACCCGCCTTGCGGGCGGGTCGGGCTGGATCGGGATGGGTGGTGTCTTGGTTAGTCGGTGCGGCCGCGCTGGAAGGCTTCGAACATCAGATCGCGCATCGCGCGAATGTCGGTCTCGATGCGTTCCAACCGGTCGGCATCGTCGTCGCGATCTTCAGCGCGCTGGCGATCGACGCGGTCGCGTTCCTGGCTGAGTTCGCGATCAAGGCGGGCCAGCATGGCGTCGTTGGTGAAGGCTTTGCGCGCGACGGATGCCAGAAGAGCGATGGTGCCGCCGATCAGCGCGGTGATGGCCGCCGCGATTCCGTTGTCGCGAAACGCCTCGGCGACCTCCTGCAGGAAGCTGGTTTTCTCAGTCATTGGGGTCCTTTCAAAAGTCAGTTTCGACGTAGACGCCGGAGCAGTCGTAGGCGACGGCTGCGGCGGTTGCGCCGGTGTTCATGTAATTGCGGGGGCTTAGGAGTTGGGTCGACGCAGGCATGTCGGTGGTGATGGTGAACTCGACTGCTGTGCCACTGACCTCTTCGACCACGCGGACACCAATGTCCGCGCCGTTCGGGGCAGCCGCGATATAGAGTGACAAGACGTTGTTGGTGCTGGCCACCGGAAAGGTACCGCCCAGATCGGTCAGCGTTGGCGCGCCGCTGCCATCGTTGTGCACCAGTTGCCAATTGTTGTGGGTGCCACGATGAAAACCGATGCCGATGCAATTCACCGCGGCCGCCAGTGTCAGTGTCGTGGCCAGAGCGGCCGTGGAGCCATAAAGCCCAAAGAACCCCATGCCAGTTGCCTGCAATGTCGTCATCGACAGCCGGTTGACGTAGCTCCACCCGCCCAGCCCATCGGCATTGCCACGCCAGCAAACCCATCCGGCCGAGCGTTCTTCAGCCACGGCATCCACCGTGGCGGCGCTGGTCACGCGCCAGCGGCGCATGCTGGTGGAGAGGTTGGTTGTAGCAAGGGTCGGCGTGGCGACCGTGCCGACGGCGGTGCGCGGCATGCCGTTGGTATTGACGGTGGTGCCTGTGGATGGCGCCCACGTTGCGATCCGGTTGACCCCGAAATGCGGCTGCAGTGGAAAGAACCGACCCGAGGGCCGCTGCACGTCCAGCCAACCAGCTCCTGCGCGGTCACGGGCATAGATGGCCAGTTTGCCAGCCGGTGGCGGGTCGGGAACTTGGCTCTGACCCTGCATCAGCAATGGCTCCGCCAGATCAATCCGGCCAGAGTTGCGGTCGATCTTGATCGCCTCAAAGAAGGCCGCTCCATCCGGACTGACCTTGAAGCTGAAATCATCGTTGCCCAGCAGCCCGATCAGTGCCCGCGTCGAAAACCCGGTCTTGAAAGCGACAGCTGCGTCATTGGCGGGGGCGGCTTTGTTGACCGTCGCCTCGATCCCGGCGCCCGCGTTGTTGAACAGCATGGCCGGGGTGTTGACCGAGAGCCGGTTGAAGCTGTCCGCCGTAGCGCCGCCAAGGCCCAGCAGCTGCGCGGTCAGGTTGGCCTGCGGCATCGCCACCGCCGCCACGGCATTGGAAAAGGTCACCGACGGCGTATTCACAACTGTGGTCCCAACAGCGCCCGCGGTGGCCGATCCGATGTTGACCACCGTGTTCGATCCCAACGCGCCGCCGGTGCCGATATTCAGGGTTTTAGTGACGCCGTTTCCGGTCGCCCCGGTGCCGATGCCATAGGTGGCCGTTGTGGTTGCGGTGCCGATCGTCGCTACAGCCGCGGAAATCGTTACCGTGCCCGATGCGGTGAGGGTTCCTGAGAAGGTTTTGTTGCCGGTGAAGGTCTGGGTGCCCGCGAGGATCGCCAGTTCGCTGCTTGTGTTCGGCAGGGTGAAGGTCCGGGTTGTGCCGGTGCTGATTGCCGAGAGTTCAAACGCCGCCCTTTTGGTTGGATCGGCATCGTCGGTGAGGATGAACGCCGTATCGGGCACGCCTGCGGCCATCAGCGCGCCGATCAAAGACATCCACGTCCCAGCGCTGAAGATGAGCGAAGTCTGCGTTGCCTCATTCCAGGCCAGCCAGCCGTCTTTAGGCGCATAGAACACCCATACGCCATCCTGCCAGGCGGCGATCTGGGTGGCGCGACCAGCCCAGAGGCCAGTCGGCGCCGGGCCAATGATCCAGCGCTGGCCGTCACCGGGCCCGCCAGGCGGCGCGGACAGGGCAGCACTTTTGACCGAAATCTGCACCAGCACATCGAGCAGGCGCAGCCCCTCGTTCACGGTCACATGCTTTTGCGATTGGCTGGCCGCAAGATAGGGCAGCGCAAGATTGGTCGATTGGCTCATGCCAATGCCTCCGGGATAAAGGTCAAAAGGTTCAAACGAGGGCGTCGGCGCCAGCGCCACGGCCCAGCGCGCCGATTTGATAGACGCGGAACCGCAGCGAAGTGATCGGCCCACCGAAATCTGCCGTCATCATCGCCGCGGTGTAGAGAAACGAGGCGCTCGCGATGCCGGACACCGTCCGCACCACTGCCGCCCCGTTCAGGATTTCCAGATCATAGGCTTCGGTCGCCTCGCCCAGCGGCACGTCGACCAGAACCCAGCTATCGCCACTGCTGGCCCGGGTCCGCCGCAGCCATGTCAGCAGGAGAGCGCCTCCGGGCTGCGGCACCCCACGCAGTTGCGCGGGGCTCAACGGTCGAAGCCCGCGGCCCGAAGGCGTAAAGCCCAGTTGCAGGTTCAACGGATCTGCTGCCGCCACGGTTGACGGCCCGATCCGCCAGTTGGCAGGCAGACCAATATCACTCTCCGTGATGGCAATCGGTGTCACGGCAGAGTTCAGCACCACCACCCGCGCGCCAGCCGGAACTGGGTTGCCCATGGCGTCCTCGGTCCCGAATTGGCCGCGTAGAAGGTGGGTCAGCCTCCAGCGCCCCGGACTTTGCAGGGACGCCGTGCCGAACTGGACGATCTCCCAGGCGTCGGGTCCGGTTTCGATCGCCAAAGGATTGGCCCCGGCCAGCAGTGCCTCGTCGTCGAGGCTTGCGAAGGTGCCCGAGGCCATATCGACCCAGAGCTCGTTGCCGTTATCAAACCGCCAGACCGGCCCCGGGTAGAAGTCAAACGCCAGTGTCCCGAACCGCGCGGGCTGGCCAACCGTGCCCAGCGCGGTGAAGCCATCAGTTGAAGGGCTGCGCCAGATCAGAGCCGATCCATACCAAGGGGTCGCGAACACAGCCGCATAGGGACGGTGCGCCGGAATATCGTCCGCCAGCTGCGGCAGGTTCATCAGGACAGCTGCAGGCGGTCCGTAGACGGTTGGGGCGATGAACGCGGACGTGCGTTCAGGCCCGGGCGGCAGATCATAGAGCGTCTGGTCGGTGCGTTTGGCCTCAACCCGCCGCGCACCGCCATCGGTGATCCGGGCCAGCACATATTCCGGGGCGCGACCGTCGTGTTCCAGGCGGATCACATCTGTGGGGTCCAGCGCCAGCCGCGACGGTGGCAGGGCGAAGGCGGCATCTTCGCGCCCCACCCATTCTTCATGCAGTGCCCGCCGCGCCGCGCGATCTGCAAGGGCGGCTGGATAGACGATTGGGAATTGCTCGCTCCGCACACGCGCCGTGTCCACCGTGATCCGCCGCGCCTCAACCGAGAGTGCGCCATAATCTTCGTCAGGCATCATCAGGCGCCATTTCAACGCGCGGGGCAGCTCGGTCTCCTGCGCCCGGGTGAAACTGATATCCTCGGCGTTGCGCTCGGTGATCACCAGTGTTTCGGCCGCAATCTGGGCCACGGCAGCACGGCCCCGCGGCACAAAGCGCAACTGCCCGCTGGTCTCGACCACGTCGAAGCCATAGAACTGTGCCAACGGCCCGATCGATGCGCGCGCACTCTCGATGGCGGTGATCGCATAGCCCGGCACCGTGGCGGCAAGTTGCGAGACATCGATCAGGTCCAGCGGCACGCCGCCAGTCCGACACAACTCGCGGACCAGTTCTGCAAGGCCGCATCCGCCGATCCGCCCCGTCAGCCAATGGCCGAGGCGGAAATTGTCGATGTCGGACCATACATCGGAGCGCACCGGGAAAGCCGGATAGGGCCGCGCGTCCCACGTCCAGATCGCGATCTCCGCCGTGTCGATCATCCGCCCTGCATAGAGGCCTGAGGCCGGGTTCTTCGCTGGATCACCCCAGTAGGGATAAAGCGCCTCGATATAGCGGCGCTGCAACAGATCATCCTGATAACCGCGTGAGTGATAAGGCAGGAAGGATTCGGACGACTTTGGATCAAAGAACACGTTCGGCTGGTTGGTGCCGCGATCAACCGCGGGCGCCCCGGCCTCGGTGAAGCGGATTGGTTTTGATTGCGGCACCCAAGCGGTAGGCGATCCGCTCTGCACACCGCCGGGCCGGTTGAAATGCCGCTCCGACCACCAGCTGCGCAGATCCTTGGTCCGGAAGACCCACGGTTTTCCATAGGCGCCGTCGGTGATCGGGGTGCGGATCTGCGCGTTACGATCACCGTCCGAGGCATAGAACCAGTCAAAGCCCTCACCGCCCTCGATGTTGGATTGCAGATAGGGCAGATCGTAGATCGCGGGCGCACCAGCCAGCGCGTCCAGATGCTGATCGCCATCGCGCCAATCCGAAAGCGGCATATAGTTGTCGATCCCCACAAAGTTGATGTTCGCGTCGGCCCAGAGCGGATCAAGATGGAAGAACAGATCATTGGTGCCGTCTTGCGGCTGGTGGCCGAAATACTCCGACCAATCGGCCGCATAGCTGATCTTGGTGTTCGGGCCGAGAATGCCGCGGCAGGCGGCCGCGAGACTTTGCAGGGCAGTGACAGCCGGATAGGTGCTGGCGCCCGATCGGATCTGGGTGATCCCGCGCAATTCGCTGCCGATCAGGAAGGCATCAACACCGCCCGCCGCAGCGCAGAGGTGCGCATAGTGCAGCATCATTCGGCGCAAGCCCCAGTCGTTGGGCGCACCGGTCCATGACACCGCCGTGCCCGACACCGAGAAATTGCCCGGTGTTGCTGCCCCAAAGAACGCCGATACCTGCGAAGCTGCCGCTGCCGTTTCATCGACCGTTCCCGCGAACCCTGCGGCGGGTGAACAGGTGATCCGCCCGCGCCATGGATATCTCGGCTGGCCCAGCGCTGCCGCGTTGCTCGAATAGGGGTTCGGCAGCGTGTTGGCCGCGGGCACATCCATCAGCAGGAACGGATAAAACGTCACCCGAAACCCTCGGGCCTTCAGTTCTTGAATAGCCTGCACGATCGAAAAATCGCTCGGCGTGCCGCCATAAGCCGGGCCACCATTGACCTGCGAGACGACATAGGCGGCAGCGCGGATCACGCCGTTGACCAGCCAGACCCTTGGCGCGGTCACCTTGTTGGCCGTATCGACGCCGGGCCTGATCTGGCAATTGCTCGCCCGCAGATCGGTGCCAAACCACGACACCACCAGCGAGACGGATTTACAGTTCGGTGCGGTGGCTTCCAGCTGATCCAGTGAGGTCAGGAAATCACATTGCCCGCCGCTGGAATTGACGTTCTCCGGCAACACCGCCCCATTGGCGATGTTGCGGGTGATAGGCTCGGTCGCATAGATGAACTCGCCCGAAGAGGGGATCATGTTCACCGCCGTCACGAGTTGCTCGGCGCTATCGGCCTCCCCGGAGGGGCGGTAGACCTCAAAGGATAGCTGCGGCATCCGGTTGCCGAAGCTGGCAAGGGGCAGGTTTTCAAACACGATGTAGGCAGTGCCACGATAGGCTGGTGCCTGGCCTGCGCCCATCATGGTCTCGATGAACGGATCTGGCATCTGGGTCTCGGTGCCGCGGTGCAGGCGCCAGATAGCTCCCGGCACATCAAAAGCAGAGCCATCGGCCCAGATGCGGCCAATCCCGCCAATCGGGCCGGTCGCCAGTGCCACAGCGAAGCTCGCGAAATAGCTGTAGTTCTCGATGACAACGCCGCCACCGCCGCCTTTGCCGCTGCCGCTCTGGCGGGTCTCGGTATATTCCTCGCGGAAATCTGTGGCCCAGATCATGTTGCCGCCCACCCGCATCCGGCCATAGATGCGCGGGATCACGGCACCCTCGGTGGCACTGGTGACGCGCATCTCGTCCAGCCGCGCGCCTTCCTGCCGCTGATCTGGGGTGAAGGAGGCAATGATGCGGGAATCGATCGCCGAGCCGATCATCGAGCCAATGCCGCCGCCGATCGTCATGGCTGAGACGCCAAGCAACGTGCCCCCGAGGC